AAAATAACACCAAGTGCACCAACCGCATCAAGTATTCCTCTTGTGGAAGCTACTGAAGTAGTTGCAGATAGTGATTCGAACTCGCCGATGACTATTGCGAAACCTATTACTGAACCTACTACTGAATCCACTACTGAACCTACTGCTGAACCTACTGCTGAACCTATTACTGAAGAGGTTGAGAAAAAGAATTTGGATGGGGGTAAACATAAGTCAAAAAAGGGAGGACGAACAAGACGTAACACACAGAAATCTATTATGAAATCAAGGAAAGGACACAAGACAAAAAAACGTGTTCGCTTTCATATATAAGATAGATGGTCGTACATTCACACTTTGAAATACTGTTTTATGCAGTTTTTGTTTCGAATTCTTTGAACCCAATGCTCTTCACGAGACTAAACGACGACTCTAAATGTGCTTGTGCAATGTGATAGGCTTTCATTTCTTTCGGGTTCAACTGTGAGATATATTGTTCCTGGAAATGTTGTTCTTGAGTGTGTTGATTTTGATTTGTTGATGCTGGAAGATCTCCGGTTCGTTGAGTCTTTTTCTTTTTCACAATGGGTATATCATTATTCATTTAATAAATCTTATAGTATGTCTAACTAAATTTCAATTTTATATGATAATTCTGAAATTCATCATATAAAACAAAACATAAACACCCCTTTATTTAAAAAATTGAAAGCATCTGAACGAATACTTGTACATCATATAACAAAGATGGTTCTTACACGCTCGATGAAAACTTCACTCACACTAGATGTCAATATTGATTTTGACGAATCCAGCCGTTGTTGGATGGAAAATAAAATTGCACTCGGAAATGGCGAATTTTCATACAAGCCTTGGACGAAATCCAATGGGAGTCAATGTGTAAAAACATCTGATAATACACATGATATGTTTGGATATCAAGAGCTCAATTCCCCTTCACCACGTAGTCTGCCTTGTTCTCATAACACAAAAAATGGAACCCCTTGTAAACGACGGGTTCTTTCTAATCATCTATACTTTTCAGAAAAAGGAAATATCATTTGTGCTCAACATGCTCGTTCTTATGAATAACACAAAGTAATTTACGCCCATTATCATTTGACAATACTGATTTCATTATCTTACTCACCTCTTTTTCTATTTTATAGTTGTGGAGATACAAGAACTGAAACAAATGTGATAGCTGGGAAGGTTCCAGATACGGTGTATTGTTACAACGGTACAACTCGTGATTGGATACTATCTTGGAAGCAATCATCGCATTTACACAAGAACTACATGTGCTTATTCGAGACATGGTATGAAATGCTGATACTGAAGGCATTTGAATACGTGCCACCAGTTCACACAAATAGGAGTCGTTTTCATTCGTTGGTGTTGGTTCTATCGTTACAATTTGAACGTATGTCTTTGATGGTTGATCTAAATATATTTGCGAGTATAAGAAAAACATAATATAGAATTACATTGACATAACAAAAAAAATTGAAAACTTTTTATTACGTATATTACTTATCATTAATAAGATTATGAATACACCAACAAAGATGAATACATTACCAACAAATATGAATACATTACCAACAAAGATGAATACATTTGCACCTACATTCAGATACACTTTTGACAAAGATACAATCGCGCTTTTACAGGAGTTCGCCAATTCACATACCGAATTGTCATCTAAGGAATATCGAAGAGCTTGGAGTATATGGATTGAAGAACAAAGTGAACCTATTGAACGGGAAATTAGACGTCTTCAGCATATTGGGTGCGAAGAAGATATTTACAAGAAAATGTATCGCAGTGTTCGATACTACTACACAAAAAAAGAAGAAAGAAGTGGAAATAGTGGAGAAGCACGTCAATCGCAGGAATCACAGGAATCACAGCAACCACAGCAACCACAGGAAACGCCATCATCTCATCAAGAAGACAATGTAGCGTCTAATCGGAAAAGAACATACGTGTCTATCTCTAAAACATTCATGGGCATCATCCGCGAACAAATAGAGACACAATGTATTGGAAAACTTCTCAAGCCTTCCGATGGATTTGAAGCATTCTTTAAACTATGTAATGAAACTACAGACGATGATTTAATTACATTAGTAAACGATGAAATTGGCTCAATGGTTCGGAAAGTACATGGAGCTGTTCCACTCAATGTCGACAATGATACAATTCAGAAATTCCGCGACGAATTCTTCCAACGAATCAAGAAAGTATACAAAAACAAATATTTCCAGATGGTAAAAACATGAGATTCGTGTTCGTATTATATTTCGCCATAACAAACAAATAAAAATATCCTCCATTGTATGCATACACCCCATTCCATGACCCCTGTATTTACCGAAGAATTGCGATTATACAATTCTTTTTTACTGAACGAGTGGAAAACGAGTAAAATTATAAATTCTTATAACGATGATATGTTTCATTACTACTTCCGCATGCTCTCAGCTGTTGAATGGGAAGAACATCACCAACCTACAATATCAGTGAAGAATATCGATCCAGATAATTCATTTCACGCATGCGTTTATTATAGTGAACCATCTTGTAAGCATTACTTTTCTTACTTACATTCGGTTGATTATGAAGATAATACAAAAATGAAATATGTATTCTTTATGGAACACTTCATTTTTTTAATGAAAACCATACAATTACTCACTACAACACTTGGAATGACCACTCTTCACTTGGATGAAACATCATTGTATTTTAATATGGATAGACATACACCCGTCATATCATTAGAAGGCGTTTGTGAATTCTCTTCAATTTGTACTCGTCTCTTGCAAGATGCCTTTATTAAAGAGTTGAAGAAACTTCCTTTGCTTGATGTCCATTTGGCAATGTTCGTGTTCACATATGAGAAAAATCGTAATGATAATACCAAAATAACAAAAAAAGATTTACTCTTCATCGGCAAATCTTATCTACATGCCACCAAGATGTACTTCAAACAATTATATAGTGACAAAGCGGAATATGATTCCCGTATAGAAAAGTGTAAAAAGGCATTTTTAGATTTCTCGAAAACAATTCATACTGACACTATTGGGATGCTCAGAAAACAATTACTTGATGTGTGGCGACATAGAGGAGTTAATTGGGGATGGTTTCGTGTACATTGTATTATGTACTCGCAGTGGGTAAACCTATTTGGCGATTACTATGAAGAATTACTTGATACAAATACAATGTTTCAAGAAATTCACCATTATTTTATACAAGAAACCGTGCTGGTTGTTGAAAGTTTCGACATTCAAATAGATAGTGAATTTCATCAAATGAATGAGAAAATACGCTATGTAAGCACACGCTTTCAAGAAGGATATTCTGATTTATGGAATGTAGATAGATGTGAATTTATAAAAGAAATATATGATGCTATACAGTAGATACAATTTCTTTGTCATTCATTCATCTACGACGCTCTAAAGCTCTTCTAGTTGAACCACGTGTGACTCGTACATTGGGTGGTGGTGTAGTGTTAACTTCTTGTGGAGATGAACTAGATACATTAGATGTATTGGATTCAGGTGTCTCTGGGAATATGAGAGCAGGAACACTAGGTGTCATTCTTCGACGCGATCTACGTGTCACATTTGGTGCATTTGTTTCAGCGGTAAATACAGATTCACCGTCTCGTAATTGTGGTGTTCTCGGTGGCGACAAGGAGTGCCCATGAACGGGTGTTCTCGGTGGCGTCATAGGTGGTGTTCCAGGAGGGCTACTCGGGGCGAATATATTTCTTCTTACTCGTCGGCTAATCAACGCATCATCTTCATCGCTATTTCCTTCAACGTCGCTATCATCATTATACGATGAGAAACCTAAGTTGGCTTGTCTCCAATTTCCTATATCCATTGCTGTACGGTCAAATTCTGGACTCATTTGTTGGTTATCGTCCGTATCATACGAACCAATATTCATGTTGTTTGGATTACTATCTGATAACCATGACATGTTTGTTTCGTCATCAGAATCATAATTTGCTGCATCATCCATGTGTGCCATTTGTAATGCATCATATTTATCATTATATTGCTTTATTAAACCATCCGCATCTACTAACGGCAATTTCTGACTCGAAGGTGACCTGTAATGTTTCGCCAGTTCTTGGATTCCTTTGTGGTTGTCTACATCACCACGATATTTTACTTCTATATCATGCACAAACTCACCCGGTAGATGTCCGTGAACCATACTTACACCAAAAATATTGAAGAGGTTACCAATCACTGTTCTCTTTGACTGTTTCTTCAATTGAAAAACAACATTTGAATCATGCTCACGGTTCAGGGTCGCTACTGCACTTTCAGACAACGCTGTTCGCCCACTCATTGGAAATAACCACACTAAACATTCTTGAGCTTGTTTGAAACGTTCATTAGATGCTTGGGAAATAATTTGTTCATATTCAGCTTTTCCGTCTTCATCGGACATGAACGTGTTTCCTTTCACATAATAGTCAAATTCATTATTTTGTATCATAGCCTCTCTTCCGGTACCTTGATTTAATCTCTCTTCTGATATTGTTGATGGATCAACATCTGCACGCATATTCCAATGGACTTGTATGTATTGTATATCGGATATTATTTTTCGCACTGTATTCAGGTCATAACAATAATATTTACCATCTAATTCAAAAATAATGTTGTGTTGTTTCTGATTTTGAACAATCAAATCATCCAATTCATTTCTGTTTGTATTTTCGTCAACTATATTTTGACACACTTGGGTATATGTCTTGTCAACTGGGTTCTTATTCTCATCTGATGGAGATACTTCTTCAGTTTGAACAAGCACTTTTGCTCTAGAAGCATTATATGATTGAATATCTTTCATATATTGTTGCATAAGTTCTCTCCTTTTATCTGGTTCAAGACCTGCTGTGTTGGGTCTTACAGGAGGTATCATTGGACGACCAGGAGAGTATTGTCCTCCCCTTTTCTTGGATTTTTTATTTTTCCTTGTTATTCGGGAAGTATTTGTCTTCTTCTTTTCATGCCTTTTTATTTGTCTACTCTTTTTGTTTGTACGTTTCTTATTTTGTATCTGCACTTTCACTTTCTTTGCTACATTCGACGCCTTCAGGAGAACTATTTTTCTTGTTCTGGCGTTTCTTTGGGTGTTTGTCTTCGTTTTACTCTTGGATTTGGTATTGGTTTTGGTTGTATGGTATTTCCTTGTCTTCTGTGCCATTCTATCGTATACTTACATATAACATAGAATAAAGTTTATTGGGTATCTACTTCTTAGATTTCCTGGTCTTCTTTGCCTTCTTTGACTTCTTTGACTTCTTTGCGGACTTCTTTGTTGACTTCTTCGACTTCTTTGCTTTACGAGACCCCTTCTTCTTCGCTCCACCAGTTGACGCAATAGGTGTTTCACTCGACACACCTGAGGTCATTTCATGTGCGTCTTCAGATACACTCTCGGGTGCTTTGGGGGTTAATTGGTTCTTAATCTTTTTGTAGGTCTCACTTGCGATCTTGAGAATTCCCTTCAATCCATCTTCCTTCATCACTTCCGGGTTTTGTTCCTTGGTTTCTTTGACGTGTTCAATCCACTTTGACATTATATATATATTATACATAATAAATTCAAAATAGTCAAGTTCAAATGATACATCAAAAATAGTTAAAGCCAAACTTATCATATAAATAAGAGACATGTCTATAATTTTTACACGATTGTTATACGCAAAAGATGAAGTTGTTGCGTCCTTAAATACATCTTTATTACGCAAGGATAATATTGAAGAACCTATGTTCTGGATGAATGAACTGTTCGAGTCTGGATTTTACGAAGAGTGTTTTGATGTGCTCTGGAAAACGTATTATGATTTTTATGCAATTTTGCATCCGTGTATTGATTTATATATCCAAAACAAATTCATTGCATGGCATCGCACACGCGATAAAAACACTTGCCCTAAAGGTTCTATACAACCAATTCTAGATGTTGTTCAGAAATTCTATGAATCTCAAGTCAGTATGCACGTATTTTTACTATACCGTTATTCAATCTACATGGAAACGAATGCTACTATTATGCTTTATCGTAAGCGGGGAGACTTGACGAAACCACGAATCATTGCACAGTGGATTGATGATTTTGCTCCAGAGTATCATCAACTGCTTCTTTCCATCCAGAAGAAAAACTGGGATAATATTATTCACTATATTTTCGATTTTGTGAATGAAAAAAAAGTTGTTGAGTTATTTGACACGTTGCGACGTTTCTTCCAAAAAGCACAAGAACGGCAAGTAGAATGCGAAATGGGAAAACACACGCGTCGCTCACATCACTTTTTAGAGTCATGGTGCGACGGTGCACCTGATGATTTGGTGAAGTATCCTTATCAAAATTGGATACAAATTATTCTTGCATATGTAATTGATAAATTAGTGGACGTGAATGTACCAATAAATAATGATGCTGATATGGTAGATACGAAACCACGACTTGATAAGAGTATATTGGACACATACCAAAGCACACGAAACTATAGTATTGATTGGAACATGATTGGATGCTTTTTACTCATGCGTTTCCAAAATGAAACTTTTGATATTGTATCTGTTTATCGCGACGACTGGTTGCGGAATACTATCTTCACCCCATTTTGGCGGGAACGTATAGAGGGACACAATGGACGCATCGAATACGATGGAGCGAAAGTGAATTTTGCTTCTGAAGATGACATGGAGAATTTTTACACAGATTGTTATTTCAATCAATTGTATGGATGTAATCTCGAACCAGACGAACAGAAACTTGAGGAACAAGAGAAATCTACACATGAAATTCCCAAAATCAATGTTCGTGATTTCTGTGCTCATATGGGGAGAATCTTGACTTATAACCACGTCCAAAGCGATACCAATCTGATTGAGATGCTATTGTATGTTATTGAGAATATGCCCGTATTTATAGAGGTTTAGTATAATTCAATGTTACAAGAGTTCGTCTTTGTGTTTGAATTTTATTTCGATCACCTTTCCTGATTACTTTATATATAAAATAAAAAATTGAAACAAAGATTCATTTATTTATTACCATATACAATAAAATATGGTAAAAAATTTCGGAGGAAACAAACAAAAGCGACAAGGACGAAAATTCCTCAACGCACCCAGAACTGGGAAATTGCGAGTGATTCAAGAAGACGGCGAAGTATATGCTCGTGTCAGTAAATTATTGGGAAACGGTATGTGTCATGTCGTTTGCAGTGATAAGAGTACACGATTATGTATCATTCGTAATAAGTTTCGCGGGAGATCCAAACGCGATAACACAATTGCACCTGGTTCATTTGTTCTCGTAGGAACACGTGAATGGGAATCAGAAAAAGTTAATGGTGATGGGAAAGCAAAAATTTCAAAATGCGACTTACTTGAGGTATACAGTGGTTCGGAATCTGAAAAGCTACGCGACACTGTTGCTATCGACTGGAGTGTTTTCCGTGGCATAGGTGTACTAGGAACTGGCACTGAAACTAATTTGAAAAAAAATGAAAGCATGGGAGATATTTACATGGAAGGAGAGGACGACGAGGGCTTCGAGTTCAACAACACGGACATGCAGGATACAGAAAAGGAATTGATACAGGAAGCAAAGGCGAAAATTTCAGAGAACAACATGAAAGTGTATGATGATGAAGAAGAAATTGACATTGATGACATTTAAGTAAAGGTCGAAAGGTATTTTGAAATGACATTGGCATAGGGTTAGATATTAGGTTTATATAATTTATTTAGTTAGATGTATCTGAATTCATCTTCATTTTAATTAAATGCATATTTTTTATTGTTTCCATTATGTCTTTCATCTCTTTATTCGGTGCGACATCTGTGATGATTTCATTGATGTCTCCGCCATTCACATCACTATTATCTGAGATAAATTGTTCTATATCCTTCAAGAATGTTGTCAGTGTAGCCTCGGTATCCATATTATTATTCATAGCATCATCTGTTTAGTCTTAAATCATTTTCAATTTATATTTTGTGGAGCGAGGAGTATTGTGTCTGTCTTGTGTTGTTATTTCATCAACGCAGATTTCGACGAGTTCGTTTCAATTCAGGTGTATATTGCACTTTTTTGATGGTGCGATTATGCATTTTTTGATTTGCTACAGAAGCTGTTGTTTCAGAGAAAAATAAATATATTCTATTCACGTCTTGCAGAAAAGATATACATGGACCAACCGAGGTTGTATGGAGGAACCCCGAATTCTTACAGAAACAACTATCATAATCATATTCATCTATTTTCTTCATTATTTCTTCAGTTGAACCAACCAAGAGATACATATATGCATCCTGAAATCGGATTCGTTTGATTCTAGGGTCATCTCTATCATATCGCAAATAGAAACCTCTTTTGATTAAATATATGAATTCTTCGGGTTGTAAAATGTTTTCTGAACGCAATCCGTAAGTGTAGTGTTGAGTGTCTAACAACTCATTCTTTTCATTCACATAGAAACATTTAATATTGATAGATGTAGTATTCACACTATACAAATGATCATATAATCGCTCCTGCTGCTCATTTGCTTCTATTTCAGACATATCCATTTCCTCATCAATATCGAATATATCTATATCTATATCCGCATATATATCTACATCGTCGATATCATCGTCAATCATAGAATGTTTCTTATCGCCATATTTAAAAAAAGGTATTTTTGAGCTTTCTAACTCAACTGATTCCATGTTTCAATATGTATTCGCTATATTTCTTTTTTCATTTTCTTCTGTGTTTCTGTATTTTATTCACTATAATATGTTTCCGACGTGTAAGACCCATCGTCATTATCTGAATGGACAGATGACTCTTCGCTATCACTGGATAAATTTTCTAAATTCACACATTCTTCATCAAGCAAAGATAATTCCCCATAGTTTTTGTAGTGGTTATCTGCGTGAATATTCCATGTGGATGTTAGGTAATCCATGGACTCATTCACGCGTCTTTGTAGTTTCGCTTTATCTTTTAGTTCTTCATCTGGATTTTGTACAAAATGCTTCACTGTTGCTTGTTTATCGGG